ACAAGCGGCTGAAAGTTTAATGCTTGAACTAGTAGGTTCGAGAGCACTATACGATTACATTGTAGTATGTGACGAAACAAACAACACACCAGCTAGAATTGATAGAAATGAACTATACTTAGACATTGCTATTGAGCCAGTGAAAGCAGTGGAATTTATTTACATTCCATTGAGATTGAAAAACACAGGAGAAATAGCAGGTTTATAATTTAAAAATGAGCCCTTGAAATACAGGGCTCATTAAATGATAAATACTTGTAAGGAGTAAAACATTATGGCAATATCAACACTCTCAAAGATTACAGTACCACTAGCAAGCGATAATAGTGCAAGCACTCAAGGCTTATTAATGCCTAAATTGCAGTATCGCTTTAGAGTGACACTTGAGAATTTCGGTGTATCAACACCAACAACAGAACTAACAAAACAGGTAATTGATGTAACACGCCCAAGTGTAACATTCGAAGAAATGGAAATACCTGTTTACAACAGTAGAGCATACCTAGCTGGTAGACACAGCTTTGAGCCTATTACACTAAACTTACGTGAAGATGTAAACAACAGTGTACAAAGACTAGTTGGCGAACAGTTACAGAAACAGTTCGACTTCTTTGAACAGTCTGGTGCGGCATCAGGTATTGACTACAAATTTTTAACAAGAATTGAAATACTAGATGGCGGTAACGGAGCAAATACTCCAAACACACTAGAAACATTTGAACTATATGGTTGTTTTGTACAAAATGCTAATTACAACTCATTAGCTTACAGTGCAAACGAACCAGTAACAGTAACACTAAGCATACGCTTTGACAATGCTATACAGACACCACAAGGTGAAGGAATTGGTACAGCAGTTGGTAGAACTATTAATAGCTTAGTAACTGGTGGCGGCGGTATTGGTTAATACCTAAGTCAATTGCCATAATTACAAAAAGGGGTCTTTTTAAGGCCCCTTTTTTATTTTATACGTACTTTTCTTTCATGGATAAATATTAGTATGGCAAACTTTTTAAATGGATTTTTAGATAATTTATTCAAGGGTGCTCTTAATCCAGGAGGCACTTTTAAAGATTATCAACACGCGGCAAGGTTGTTTTCTGATAACGGTTTTCGTCTTGCACCTAAAGCAAAATTTCTCTATCATGTTGTTTTTGAATTAACTGAAGAAGCAAGAAATACTGTTCCTCAATTAGATCAAAGGCATAAACAAGAAATAAACATGCTTGTAAAACAAGCAGATCTTCCCAAATTTAGTGTACAAACACAAACAAAAAATATGTACAATAGGAAGAAAAATTTACAAACTAGTTTAGAATATGATCCTATTAATATAACATTCCACGATGATAACTTAGGTCTTACTACACTTCTATTAGAATCTTATTATAGATATTATTTTAGAGATGGAAATTATAATACAGAAGGAGTGAGTCCTCCTTATTCTCCGAGAAATACATACGGAAAACCAGAAGAACAAAATTACAGATATGGTTTAGATAACAATCATAAAAGTCCATTTTTTGATAAAATTACAATATATCAATTATCACGAAAAGAATATACTGCATATACTCTTGTAAATCCACTTGTTACAGGATTAACTCATGACAGTGTAGATGCGTATGAAAGCGCAGGCTTAATGCAAAACCAAATGACGGTTGCTTACGAAGCTGTATTCTATAGCAGAGGACCAGTAGGTGAAGATAGTCCAAAAGGATTTGCTACTGTACATTATGATAAAACTCCTAGTCCATTAAGCATACAAGGCGGCGGAACATCTAGCTTATTAGGTCAAGGAGGTGTCTTTGGTGGCTTGACAACAGTATTAAATGATATTGCAGGCGGGCAATTTAATCTAGGCACAGCATTAACAGCATTTAATACCTACAAAAATGCAAAAAGTTTATCTAAAGAAGGTTTGCGAGAAGAAGGATTTAATATATTGAAAGGTGCTCTTGGAGATATTAGAAAAGAAGGCATAGGTGGCATACCTGGTGTAAATGTTCCTAAGCAAAATGGTGCAGGCGGATACAATGATCCTGTGCTAACTAATGGTGGCATTGTTGATACACGCTCTAGTTTGTATAGTAGCAAAATAAATGAAAGTTATTCAAACAACGGATTAACATATAGTCCAGGTGATCTTGCTATACCAAGTATAAAATCTGAACCGTTAGTACCCGGCACAGGACAAACATTAGACGAAATTTTAGCAAGTCCACCAACAGTAAGTAGCAGTTCGGTCACAAGAAGTAGCAGTAGTAGCTCACAAACAGTAACTACAACAGGTGGAGGAGTTACTACACGTACTGGAGTACAACGAACACCTTTGAGAGAACAAATAGCAAATAGAAAAGCGGCAAGAGCAGAACGCCGTGCATTAAGAAACCAAGTAGGGGACTTTTAATGAGTGATTATAAATTAGAACCTGTAGATAGTGGCTCTGTTGTAAAAGAATTTTTTAACAAATATTTTTCTGAACCAATTACATACAACGCAAACACAGTAGACAGTGTAGTAGGATTTTTTAAAAGACGTGGGTTCGATGATACAAGTGCAACAGGAGTTGCGACAGTGTTGTTAGAACAAGCAAAAATAGATGGTGTAAATGTTTATACATTGTTAGACACATTAAAAGGTGTAGATGACATTCAAATTAGTGCTATTGTTGCACAAGTTTTAAATTACAATAGACAAAAAGTAAGTTCTTTAGGTTTTACATCAGATAAAATTGCAAGAGAAGAATCAAGAAATATAGTGGTATGATATGCCTAGATTTGCTCAAGGAAAATTTGGTCTAAAAAACCCAGCAAAGTATATTGGAGGCAGAACACCGACTTACAGATCAAGTTGGGAATTTGCTTTTATGAAATTCCTAGATGAACATCCTAGTGTAGCAAAGTGGGCAAGCGAAGCTATAAAAATTCCATATAGGAATCCACTAACAGGTAAACACACAATTTATGTACCAGATTTTTTTATAGTATATGCAGATAAAAGAAGTAAACAGCATGTAGAATTAATAGAAGTAAAACCTGCAAATCAAGCTATAAGAGAAAAGGTAGGACGTAGTAAGATTAATCAAGCACATTTTATTGTTAACCAAGCAAAATGGGAAGCCGCAAGGGCCTACTGTAAACAAAAAGGCATTTTCTTTAGGGTTATTAGTGAAAATGATATTTTCCATAACGGTAAACGATAAATAATAGTAGCATATAATACTGGAAAGACTATGACAAAAAAACTACAAGACCTACTTGATTTACCAGATTCTAAAGAAATAATTCAAAACGAATTAGAAGATGATATAAAATCTAAATCAGTTATAGAACAAAAAGATACATTGCGTGATATTTCTGAACTTGATAAGATTGAAGCGGCATTACCTACTGTAAAAGGATTAGGTGAAATGGCAGATGCTGAACTTAATGATGTTGCACAGAGAGCATTACAAAGTTATGAAGACTTAATGGATTTAGGAATGAATGTTGAAAGTCGTTATAGTGGCAGAGTGTTTGAGGTAGCAGGAGGTATGCTGAAAACGTCTCTTGATGCTAAGGTAGCAAAATTAGATAAAAAACTAAAAATGGTAGAGCTTCAACTTAAAAAAGAAAAACTAGATCAAGATAAACCTATTGAAGAAGCAGGTATTATTAGCGGAACAGGCGCTATTGTAGCTGATAGGAATAGCCTACTACAACGTTTAAAAGATCTAGATAAAGATAAATAGTATTAGAGGTATTAAACATGAAGACATTTACAGAAGTACTTACAGAATCAAAAAAAACCTATGAATTTAAAGTAGGTGTTGCAGGTGAACTAGGTGAAAATTTTACTGATGCACTAGAAACTTGTATGAAAAAATATCAAGTTGTATCTATGTCAAACGGTAAAAAGACACCAATACAAGAACGTCCATTAGATTTCCCCCAGCTAGAAAATATGGAAGTAACGTATTGGGACGTAGAAGTTGCATATCCAACAACACCGCAAGTGTTAGAAGAATACATTGAAAAATGTTGCCCATGTGACCCTAATCATGTAATTGTACGTACAGCAAATGCACCTCAAGAAGAATACCAAGTGCCTAAGTCAGGCGAGCCATACCAGTCAAAATTAGATACATTAGAAATGGAACAGGCAGAACCAGATGCACAGAAAAAAGTAGCTGGAGACAGAGTTATGGATCTATTAAAAGAATTAGAAACAGCTCGCAAAGAAAGAAATGTCGATCCTATGGAAGCCGCTCCTAAAGGCGAAAGTGCAGACATAGATGATAAAATAAACACAAAAGCAGTTGTAGGAGGCTAATATGAAAGACATACTACAAAAATTAGATGAACTAGATAAAGCAATTGATCAAAGAGATCCAGCTCCAGAAATAACAAGATTGGACGAACAAGCAAATATGAATATTTCTATGAGCGGAGAAACAGCTGATGAAGTAGCTAGTTTGTTACGTATCATGCAAGGCGGCGGTGCACCTGAAGCAAAGCCAGTTGGTCCTGACATGATGCCAATGAAAAAATTAATCAAAATTGCTAATCCAGATATGGATGATCCAGAAGCGCCAAGCGATGGAGATATGAATGATCTAAAACCTGGCATACAAAAAGAACCATGCAAAGTTTGCGGCAAAGTACACTTAGGCAATAGTGGTTGTGGTGGACATGAATCTACAGAAGAAGAATGGGATAATTCTCCAGACGAAGAATACAAAGATACACAATACATGACGAAAGATTTGTCAGGCGGAGCGAACAGAGAAAAAGGTCAATACAAAGCATCTGTTAGAGGCGACAATGCAATGGCAATGGAAGAATTACAAACCGAATTACGTGATCAACTAATGGCTAAAATGAACGAAGCCAAAGATGAAGAAAAATTTGATGAAATGGGTTGTGTAAAGGAAATGAAAAAACTTTATGCAAGCGGTTGCACTAAAGCAGAAAACTACAAAAAGTGCAAAGAAGGATACGGTTGTTCAAGAGGACAATTTGAAAAACTATACGCATCCAATTGCGGTTAACATAATTCAATAGGGCCTACAGGCCCTATTCTTTTGAGTAAATACAACATGTCGAAAAGTTTAGATGGCGTATTAACAAAGAAAGCCAACCAAAGAGAAACATTTACCGAAGAACAAATACAAGACTTAATGGCTTGTATGGATCCTCAAAACGGTTATTTGTATTTTGCAGAAAAGTTTGGTTATATACAGCATCCAGTAAAAGGCAAACTATTGTTTGAACCTTTCACTTATCAGTGCAGACTTTTAGAAAGTTATCATAATTATAGATTTAACATTAATATGTTACCTAGGCAAACAGGCAAAACTACATGTGCCGCCATTTATCTATTATGGTATGCAATGTTTCAACCAGATCAAACTGTACTGATTGCCGCACACAAATATACTGGTGCACAAGAAATTATGCAACGAATTAGATATGCATATGAATTATGTCCTGATCACATTAGAGCAGGTGTAATTAATTACAACAAAGGTACTATAGAGTTTGAAAATGGATCACGTATTGTAAGTCAAACAACAACAGGCAACACAGGACGTGGTATGTCTATTTCA